ACCAGCCCCGAAGCCAAAACACCCGACAGGGCCACCGTGCTTGACGGCACAACCGAGCCAACACTGCCAGTGGTAACGGTCCCAGTCAGAGCAGCGGATACACCTTTAACAACCGTGCCAACTGCGCCAGTGCCACCAACCCCTGTCAGGGCTACCGATACCGAGATACCGACCGTGCCAACGTTACCGACTGCGGCATCCCCAGTGTCCGGTACAACTTCAGAGCCAACAACCGTGCCTACGTTACCCGAGGCCGCGACACCAGACAGGGCAATCTGACGTTCTGCGACAGCAACCGATCCCACATTACCCGAGGCCGCAACCCCGGTCAGTGCAACCGAAGCTGAGTTAACTACCGTACCGACTGAACCCGTACCACCAACACCCGTAAGAGCAACTGTTCTATCAGCCGAAACTGTGCCGACAGCGCCCGTGGCCTCGTCACCTGTAAGGATGGTCTCGCCATTGCCCCAAGTGCCGTAGCCCCAAGCGCCAGTGCCCCATCCGGCCATGACCTACCCTTTAGGTAGTAGACAAGCGCAGCAAAGCGGTTGTAGTTGTGTTTGATGGCATGGTCAGTGTGAACGTACCCGCCGTAATAGTCTGTGAACCAAACGTGTGGACCGACACCGACTTGTTGGACTGGGTGCTGTTATAGATCAACACGGTATCAAACGCGGTGCTCAAAGTCACTGTGGTGTATGTGATTGAAGCAGAGGGCGTCCAGTAAGCCACGCCAGCCGTAGCCGAGGAGTTGGTCGCTGTAGGGGCCGTTGCGTTGGTCACCGTCACACCGCCAGCCGTGTAGTTTGTGCCCGACACTTCACCCGTTGCTGAGTATGCAGTGGTAGCCGCGTTGATCGTGGCCGAGGTCAGGTACAGGGCTGCTTTAAACGTATCGGCAGTGGTGGCCGCACGGATAGGCGCTACGCCAAAGTTGTGAGTAGCGGTCAACAACTCACCCATAAACGAAGTGCACATTGATTGGGTATTTGCCATGATGATTCCTTAAAAAGAAGCGGTTTCGCCAGCACCAAAAGCAGGCATTTTTTTCAACGTTACATGGGCCGAGCGATGAACGAGCTCATCACCTTTCCAGTATTCTACCCAAGTGGTCAGTTCGTTGTCGTCCTCAAACGTGCCGTCCTTACGCTCAAGTAAAGAGTCATCCATGTCGCCGTAGGTTGTTGTAACGATCAATTTGAACTCCTGATAAGCGCAGCCGTTGATGTGTTGGCTGGCATGGTGATTAGAAATGTGGTGGTAGATGTTTTGTCCGAACCAAAGTCCAGCACAGCCACTGACTTGTTGCCCTTGGAAACGTTGTATATCAACGCACACCGAGCTGTCACTGCGGTTGACCAGCTTACATTGGCCCAGTTAACGTAAGCCGTGTAACCATCGCTGCTAATTGCAACACCGGTCATAACTTGCCCGCCTGCTGTATAGCCAGACGCTACAACTTCATTGGCGCTTGAGTAAACGGTGGTGGCTGCGTTTAAATCTGCGGCAGCGGTATACAAAGCAATCTTGATCGTGTCGGTAGACAAGTCGTGAATGCCCTGATACAGCTCTTTTTTGAAGCTGGTGGTTTGGGTTTGCAGGATAGAACTCATGAAACTTGAATCCTAACTTGCCCGTCGCGGTACGCATCCATGCGTTGCTTGCCATCACCCAAGTTCTTGAGCAGTGCAATTGATTGAACGTAACGTTCGTTGTACAACTTGACCATATCTGGCTCACCCTTGATGTAGGTGATCGCTTCGCACATGGTTCCGTACAACAACGCTGAATCAAAATTATCACCAAGCCATGTCTGGCCTGCGGTAACGATAGATTCTGGATAGTAATAGTAATGTAATTCGGCGCTGTACGTAATACTTGGGGTTGGGCCAACCATAAACGACAGCTCATTTACATTGGAGCTTTGTGGGCCAAAGATTGCATAGTGTTTAGGCTTGCCGGTGGTTGCTGGGTTTGGATACGCTTCACGCATGAAGTTGACATCCTTGTTTAGCAAGTACAAATACTCGCCACCACCCACAGGGAACAAGGCCAATGAATACACAGAAAGAAAATCATCAGGGCAAGACAAATACTTGTTGTTTGCGCTGATTGTGCCCGTCACGTTTTTACGCAAATTAGCAAGCTGAACAGAATTGTATATACGCTGTTCTGCTTGCTTAATGAACGTGTTCATGTCTACCGTGGGAAACGTGTTCTCACAGTAATCACTCACCAAGATGACGAGTTCGTTGTATGTCATGCCATCGGACCCCGAGCCATCAGACCTTTAGTCGCTGCGCCAGTGCCACGGATTTTGATGCCGCTGGTCTTGGTGGGCTTGTCGCCCGCCGACTTGCTCTCAGCGCCAACACTGACGTCCAGCGTGTCAAGTTTGCTGCGGTTTGGGCCTTTGCCGGGGTTTGTATCCATTGTGACGGCCTTGCCGTTCATGGTGTGCGGCTTGGCATAGACGCTGGCTTGGCCAACTTCTTTGCCCATCATTTTTTTGCTAAATGTAGCCATGATTAGCCTCGTTTCTGTGCGGCAATTTTGGCCAAGTTACGGCCCATTGCTTTCATGTTGGCGTTGGTTTTCCCCTTGCCTTTGCCCATGCCGCCCATCATTTCTTTTTGCATGGGGCCGCTGTTGCCCAAATTTTTGCCATCAGTTTTGCCTTTTTTGGCAATGCCATCGGCTGCGCGTTTGAATGTCATATTAAGCTCCTATGAAACGGATACCGTTACTGTACCAACAAATGTCGTTCCCACCAAATAATTAGGGGTCAAACTTGCATCAAAATCGCTAGAACCACCAACTGGCCTCCAGCCCCATTGAATATCTCTCGACCCGCCAGACAAATTGCCGGATATATTTACCCCTGAAGTCACATACGTTGTGTCCCTACGTGGGTTGCGCAACGCCTGCGGGTCATCTACCGGAAATGTTCCAAGCATCAATTGTGGCTGATCCGGGTCCCAACACTCAGGGCAAACCAGAAGCTGGTACTTGCGTTGCTTAATTACTTCTTCTTTAAGCTTCTTCAGTTTGAATTGCTGGCCGCAACGATCACATTCCGCAATCGCTATCTTGCCAGATGCAAAACGATTGCCCATTAGTAACCACCACCGCCAATAAACATTTGCCTTGGAACAAACCGAATGGCTGCTTTCTCTCTGTCTTCACCGGCAGCCATCTCAAATGTTTCATCGTAAATCTGTTTGAGCATTTGGATGCGAGGCATCAGCTCAGGGGTCTTGACTGCAATGTGATACGCCAAACCAGCGACAACACATGGCAAGAACCTGAAATTCATGTCTGCTGTTTCAGCACCAGCGCCAGCATCCTGCACTCTGCGCAGTCGCCAATAAACAAATTGGTAGGTTGTGCTGTTATCAGGTGTGGGCCAGACAGTTACCGCTGGCAATTGGGGCACGTAGACCGCTGTACTGGCTGTATGAGCCGCTGCGGTTGTATTGTTTTGGGCACGGAACACACCACCAAGGACATTGCCTGTGATGTACGTGTAGTAGATGTCTTCAGCATCCAAACGGATAAAACCAGAACCCGCTAGTCCAACCACCGTGTCAAGCGTGATCGTGGTGTCTGTTGAGCTAATGGTTGATGCAAGCGTAGAGCTTGTAGGATTGACTTCACCAGATAGCCGCTGAATCCATACTTGAATCGGTCGTGCCTGCTGTAACTTGTTTGGGATGGTTGCATAGGTAGAAACACTGATACGTGTGATGGTTAAATCAGCTTGCGTAGATGCGGTGTTTGATCCTGTACGAATCACATGCTCCAGCAAATCAATTGTGTTTGTTGGCAGTGCATATGTTGCCAAGCCGGGCACCAAGTTGATGAAGCCTTGCTCCATCGTCCACATGTTAATGCCCTTGTTCTGCCACTCAATGGTCATCAAGTTCATCGACCGACGGGCAGTCCGCAGATCATAGCCTGAACGCATCTCCCGGCCCGCACGCTCCCACGCTTCCTCGGCGATTTCTGTAAAATCTAAATTAAAAATTGTAGAGCCGGTAGTTGTCATACTGATTCCACCATAAATCCGCGAACAGCGCGGTTATTTCGTTTGGCATGGCGAATTGCAGATACTGTAACGCCAATTGCCCTGCCTGCCGCAGACAGCGATGCAAACTCACGACCATCACTGAGTCGTACTTTTTTGCCACCGCCAATTGTTTTTGGCATCATGTATTCTGCAATACATGTTTCATCCAGTATACGCCGAGCACCAACTGGCTTGTTAATTTTTGCAATAAATTGCGCTGCTTGTATGCGTGTTGTTTTTTCCTCTTGCGTCAAAATTCCACGCGTTGGATTTTCATACATTGCAATTGCGGTTGGCAACGCCGCTTGGGCAACTAAATTTTTTACCAAACATTGCTTGGAAAAAACATTTAACGCTTCCACGCATTCCGCGTTAAAAACAGACCAAGAATAAATTGAACGCCCAGTTTTGGTCGCCTGCTTGCCATCCTCAAATCTACCGCCAAATCTTTGATGCAAGGCGGCAATAGGCGCCCTATCACACATCGAAACTTTGACTTGCACAGACATGTATCCCGCTTTGGCAAGGTGCATAGTAACGCAGCCTTCGCCATCAAACAAACCGGCAAAATACATGTCTGGTATTTGGGTCATTTCATGCCTTTGAGGGTTTCAGCCAAACGTGCGCGTTGACCCATTTTGCCGGGCTTCTTTGCTGCTGCGGCAAGTTTTTTGGCGGGAATTGTTTTACCCTCTTTAATGCCCAACTCTTTACGCAATGCGCCGGGTTTTTTGATTGCGTTTTGGATAAAATTTTTGGTAGCCATTATCGAAACCCCGCTGTTTTCTTTGCAATAGATTTTGGCTGTGCAACAAACTGTTTTCCAGCCGCCTTGCCCGCACGTTTGGCTTTTGTAGTCGCCGCATATTCTGCGGAGGATAAAGACTTAATCGCCGCTTCGGGCAAATACCTTTCCCCCGTCTTGCTCGACGGTTTGCCAGACTTGGTACGCCACTTCTGGTCGCCCCAATCCTTTAGGGATTGCTGAGGTGCTTTCAATCTCTGTACCCCCCGCCAGCTTTTTTATAACGTTGTGCAACCATTTGTGCTTTTCTCGCACTCCATTGCCCTGCGCCAGTGCCTGCGGTAGCTTCTGCTTTAACTGCGTTAAAAATCCGTTTACGTAAACCGGGCTTGGTATAGTTTCCAGCGGCATTTACCGTAGAACCACCCTCTGCCATCTTTTTAGGTTTAACGCCTTTTTCTTTCATGGCAATAGCGGTAGCTGCTTGTTTTGCCAAACCGCCCGCAGAAAATTGAGTAAAGTCAGTATCGTCCCGTCGGGCTTTCTTAACGCCTTTGGGCATTTTTGAAGGGGCGATGTCCCCCATACCGCGACTGGCTATCATTTTGCTTTGCCTTTAATTGGTTTTTTTGCTAAAA